GCACTCAGTGCACCTCGTAGGAATAATCCTACTTCCCTAACTACACTATGGAGATCCATCATGACTAGCAGTTTTTGGCCTAACAATCGGATTTATCCGAAAGGTACGCTAACTTCTGTCACGATTAATGGAGCGGGAAGCCCGATGGCCATCGGCTCAGAACTTAGTTCTGGCTCTGGCAATCAAGTTTCCCAGACTTCTCCTGGACCGCCCTTTACCCAAGATAACAATTGGGTTAAACACCAGTCGGATAAAACCCCTGGAAGGGCTCAAGGCACTACTTTGAAATGGCTAGGTACGCGTCATTGGTACATTGTGGACTATCCAGTCCCTCCGTTATCAATAACGCCATCCTTGCCTAATTGGTCCTATTACGTTACGAAGGCGTTGGCTGGAATGAATCCCAACCGACCGATAGTGGATCTTCCTTTGTTCATCTTTGAACTTAAGGATATTCCACGAATGCTTCGTGATGCAGGCAGGATTCTTTTTCGTGGCGACATAGCCGCGAAAGATATTCCTGGGAGTTACTTGTCCTTTAAGTTTGGACACGCACCTCTATTCTCCGATCTCCAAAAACTATTGGATTACGGTGAAGCTTGCGAAAGTGCCATCGCGCGTTTAAAGCGCGCTGACGCTCGTAATAGGTTTTCTGGAACTCTAGATAAATATCGTTTTTCTCTAGGTTCAGCTGCTGGGGGGTATAATACCCCTTATTCCATTGCAAAAGTGCATTGGAAGCAGACCCTCTACTCTCATCGAACTGTATGGTACTCAGCAAAACTGAGTCCCTTGTACACACTACCAGAATGGGATTCACCCATTGCTCGTGCCCGATGGGCACTTGGACTCAATGTCTCCTTGGAGACAATATGGAATGCTATTCCATGGTCCTGGTTGATCGATTATTTCACCAACATAGGCAGTTTCTTAGCTGCTTATAGAGGTGGAATGCCCCAAGGGATCGATAGCATATGTATTATGTGCTCCGATCAATTGGAAGTAGACGGCAGAATTACCTTCAGTAGTGGGTGGCAAGAGCCACCTACTTTTATAATGCCCAGCAATGCTGGTCACTATAAACGCCGAGAAGTGTTCAAAGACCCTACGCCCAAGATAACTTTCAAGCCTAATCCCTTAGCGGGAAAGGCTGGAATTCTTGGATCGTTGGTCTTAGTGCAGTTACTAAGTGCGGGACGATAATCCTATTGTCCTTGCATCATTGAACGCATGTATGCGTCCACATCCAGCTCGAAAGGAAAACTTCAATGTTGAGCTCTCCAATCTCTCTTACTTACAACTCTGCTACGGTTCTATTGAACCGTATCAACCAGGACAATTTTGCCGCAGAATACTTTGGCAAAACTGTCGGGGGTGATGGCATCACATTAACTGTGAAGCACACCATCCCTGCACGCGGTCTCGATGGGGAATCCCATCTTGTTCGCGTGGATGTTGACATGTATCTTCTTGATGTATATCAGAAGACCGTGTCAGCCTGGACTGTCATGAAAACGACAGCAAGTACACAGGTAGACGCTGACACCAAGCTTGCGCTTGATGCCCTCGTCTCACTTGTGCCGACGATCGATGACGATGTCATCGGCCGCCAGTCGTAAGTAAGCAGCTAACTGAGATAGTTAGCTGTTCTCAAGTCCGTTTGGATTTGGTTGGACCTCAAGTGCCTCAAAGGAGCCACAAAATGAGGAAACCTCACATTGCAGAACTCGTGCCCTTCTTCTACATCTGTCAAGACGTAGGGAAGATGCACGGAACTCTGCAAAGTACCATCGACCAGTTCTATGAACATGTTGTTCGTAGAGCTGAGACAAGGGGATGGAAGCAACTTATGCTTCTTGATCTGCCTAAGATAGGCAGCGCTTTCGACTCAAGCCTCTCACGAGGTTATATTGTCGTTAGCGAGTTCCCCGCGTCAGCAGGTTGCAGTAGGATAGATAAATTCCAGGATTCCTGGATATATCGAAGTCTACTACATACCTGTGTCGACACGTTTGGCGTACTAGATCAGGACATTCCGGTTGAAATAGTTACCGGAATACGACAGCTTCTCAGTTTCTATAAGAAGACACGTTTAAAGTGTCCCCCAGAAGCAACTAGGAGTGCTGTCGATGATTTTATCTCTATTGAGCAAAATCTACGTTGTCCTGCCCTTCCTTGGAATCATGATTGGTTTAGCCATACTAGGCTCTCCTTTCGTGATTCTGATGAACTCGTTGGAAATCTTCCCAACGATTTCTGGGCTACCCTTGACAAAGTTTGTCATCGGATGGTCCCCGGAAGAGTCTTGCATTCGCAAGACATTGTACCCAAACATGGACCTGGAGCTGTTTCAGATGTGCGTACTGGATTTGATAAATTCAGCGCCAATTCGTGGCCTAACAAACTAGAGGGTTATTTCCCTCAAGACTTGTTTAGGTACCACTCAGAGGAAGTTGCGACGACAGAAAAGATTCTTTCTTTTACTGAAGAGCCAGCTTCTCTCATAGCTGTGCCAAAGACCTACAAAGGTCCAAGGCTCATAGCATCTGAACCAACCTTCCACCAGTTCTTACAACAAGGACTGTTGGATTGGATCCGTCAAAACATGACGGGTCCCGCACGGCAGTGTATCTCGTTCCATGATCAGGAACCCTCACGGGTTGCTGCCATTGGCGCGAGTCTTCATGGTCAGTCGGCTACTGTGGATTTATCCTCAGCCTCCGACAGGCTGTCCTGTTGGGTCGTGGAAAGAGTGTTTAACTCTAACCCTTCCCTCCTGGCAGCCTTGCATTCCGTTCGTACACGAGTTATCGTGGACAAAACGGGTGCCGACCCTGACTTGAGTATGCGAATTAAGAAGTTCGCCGCTCAAGGAAGTGCTGTGACTTTTCCTGTACAAACGATTGTCTATTCTTCAATAGCAATCGCTGCACTTCTCCATGCGGAGAAGAAACCTGTTACATCTAAGACGATGAAATGGGCTACAGGAAGAATCCAGGTTTTCGGAGACGATATCATAACACCGTCTTCGAGCTTTGCTACCCTGGTAGTTGCCCTGACTGATCTTCAGTTGAAGGTAAATGTGAATAAATCACATTACCTAGGGCATTTCCGCGAATCTTGCGGCATGGACGCTTATCACGGCCATGATGTCACCCCTATTTATATGGGCGACATACTACCACCAGACCCGAAACAGGTCACCCGCATCGCAAGTTGGATTGATATTTCCAACTTGCTACATGCAGGTGGCATGTGGAAAACAGCCGAATGGATGATTTCCGAGCTTCCCAAGTCAATGACTTGGAGGCTCCTTTACACTCCTGACGCTGGGCCTGGATTCCGTGCCTTCTCTTAC